TTCTAAAGTACTCTTTATCATCCATATAAACGGAAAATCTGTTGTCAGTTATAGTGTTGAACAATATGGACGCAGTATTATAATTGTACCCAATGTATCTTTAGTTACACAAACTGAAAAAGATTATATTAATTTGGGACTTGATGTAGGAGTATATTATGGTGGTAGAAAAGAAATTGGACATAAACATACGATTTGTACCTGGCAAAGTTTAAATATCTTGTTGAAAAATACAAAAGCCGGTACTTCAGAACTTACTATTAATGAATTTTTAGAAAATGTTGTATGTGTTATTGTAGATGAAGTACATCAAGCAAAAGCTGAGGCCCTAAAAACATTGTTAACTGGCGCAATGAGTCAGATTCCTATTAGGTGGGGTTTAACAGGAACTATCCCAAAAGCAAAGTTTGAAAGTCAAGCATTGTTTGTAAGTTTAGGTCCGGTTATTAACAAATTATCCGCAAGTACATTACAAGAAAAAGGAGTGCTTGCTAAATGTCATGTGAATATTATTCAGTTACAAGATAAGGTAGAATTTTCTAATTATCAAAGCGAGTTAAAACATTTACTTGAAGATGCTACACGATTAGATGTTATTGCCCACAGAATACATTCCTTAAAGGTAACAGGAAATACATTGGTTCTCGTTGATAGAGTAAATGCCGGTAAAGAATTGGTTAATAGAATCCCGGAAGCAGTATTCATAAGCGGGGATACAAAAGCTCAAATTAGACAAGACGAATACGATAAGGTATCAATCAACTCTGGATTGGTATTGGTGGCAACATATGGTGTCGCAGCAGTTGGAATCAATATCCCTAGAATTTTTAATGTTGTATTAATTGAACCGGGTAAAAGTTTTGTTAGAGTTATTCAATCAATTGGTCGTGGAATTAGAAAAGCAGAAGATAAAGATTTTGTAAATATTTGGGATATAACATCTAGTTGTAAGTTTGCTAAACGACATTTAACCAAAAGAAAAGAATTCTATCGTGAATCTAATTATCCGTTTGATGTGGTTAAAGAAACTTATAAATAACTTGACAATCAACATATTATTTGTTATAATAACTTATGAACATATTACTATTAGAAAACATATCATATAATTTAGATTCGTTACCCGAAGAAATAGATGATCTTAGATTTGCAATATTGGATAATTCAAATCCCCAAAATGTAGATTATCATTATATCCCGTTAATTTTTTTAGAATCATTTAATGCTCCTGCATTAGTAATAAAAATTGGTAAACATACAATTAAAATGCCAGTAGATTGGCAAATATTAATCGGAGAAAAAGAACATGGAGATTTAGAAACTTTACCTCTTACTAGTATAAATGATCGAGGATTTAATGTATTTGAATTTAATCCGTTAACATCATTTAGCCCTACATTTTTACCAATTGAAGTAATTGATATATACCATGATGTAACTTGGTTTGCTCCTAGATTAAAAAATGGACAATTTTTATGTGTTCCATTAGAAGAAGGACCTAAACCTGCATGTGTATATTTTGTAAAAGAAATTAGTCGTAATTGTGAGATTGTAGACTATAATCAAGCCTTTTAATCTTTGTAGAATATGGCAACAAAAACCCCAATAGATGAAAAATTTGAAAAACAAGATTTTAACTTGTTTGATGCCTTACTAGCCTTGGATAAAAAAGATTACGGCTACATTGATAAATTAAATGCAGAGCAACAAAAGAAATTTGTCCCGTATATGATGACACATTGGATGAGTGCAGTTAAAGGAACAGGTGATATTCAAGGATATTATCTACGTAGTGTTGATTATCATGCTAATGTAAACTTATTCAATGACAATGTGCAGAAACATCCTAAATTACAATGGTTAATGTTATGTGCTGCAAGTCCGGGTATAGGTAAACAATTTCACCAATGGATTCCCCATATGAGTGCAAGAGTTACTTCTTTAAAAGACCCGGCTAAATTAAAAGATGTACAAGAATATTATACTAAACTTTATCCAAAAAGCAATTCAGTAGAATTAGATTCAGTTGCAAATCAGTTTGTATTATCTCATAAACGTAAATGTTATTTGGCTAAAGTATTTCCCGATTTAAAACACACCGATATAGAAACATTAGCACAATTAGTAACCGATAACGATATTAGTCAATATGAAAAAGACCTTGGTAATTGATAACCCGATAAAATTTAGTTGTGAATTCTGTAAACGTGAATTCATTAAAGAAAGTACCGTGTTAAAACATATATGCGAGTACAAACATCGGTGGTTAGAAAAAGATACACATTCTAATAGAATAGGATTTCAAGCATGGCTTCAATTTTATAAAAAGAATTCAACTAGTAAAAAAAATAAAACAATTGAAGAATTTATTAAAAGCGCATATTACATTGGATTTGCTAAATTTGGCACTTATTGTATAAATGTTAATGTTATAAATGTAAGCAGATATGTAGATTGGTTATTAAATAGTCAAATTAAAATTGACAATTGGTGCTTAGATAGGATCTATTCAACTTTTTTATGTGAATATATTAGAAAAGAAAATGCGTTAGATGCAATTGCTAGAAGTATTGAAACAACAATTAAAGAATCGGTTGATGATAGACTTCAAAGCCATGATTATATACGTTACGGGAATGTAAATAAGATTTGCTATGCTGTTACCACTGGTAAAATATCGCCGTGGATGCTATATATGAGTGAAAGTGGAACTAAATTTTTATCTGATTTAAGCGAAGACCGAGTAAAAATGATTAGTGATTATATTAATATAGAATTATGGGCTATTAAGTTTAAACGTGAGCCGGAAATTGTAACTCAAGTTAAGGAACTATTACGTGCAGGCGGGTATTAAAGTTCGTATACCCTGGCGAATAAATGACAATATTCCTAAGTGGAATGAAACTTGTGCTTGGGCTATTGAACAATTTGGGCTGCCCGGAACTAAATTTACAACACATCCTACAGAAGAATATATGGATTTTGTGTTTGTAGATGAAAAAGATGCTGTATATTTTTCATTACGATGGTCATGAGTTCACAACTTAAAGTATTTGGTACTGCTGATACTATTATTCGGCTTGCTAGGGAATTAACTATTGATGGTTTAATAAAAGACATTGATTTTAGTTTTTCATTTATACCGTATAAGTTTTTTGTTGTTGATGGGGAGATAAACTCACATGGAATTTTTATATTTACTGACAGTAAATATGTGACATATTATGGTATTAAATGGAGTTGACTAGAACAGACTATGATAATTATAATTCTTCTATAACATGGGAAGAGAATAAGCCAGGTTGGCATACGCATAGTATTACCCTAGTAGGTAATATATGGTATGCAAAATGTATAGAAATGATTAATTGGTTATATGATAATATAGATAAATGCGAACGACATACCAGATGGTATAGAGTGTATAGAGTTTCAGATGGGGAATTTAATGTTAAATTTAGATATGAGCGAGATTATATGTTTTTTGCGTTGAGGTGGTTATGATGAAAAAACGTGCTATGGACCAAGACAAATGGGGAGATGGTGACTGGGCTATTACCGATAAAAGTCTTCAAACTGGTTATGCGGAACATCAACCAAAGTGGCCTTATTGGGTTGGACCACGGCACTACTCTGAAGCAGCCTGGTTGGATATGAATGTTTGGATGATAGACACATTTGGCAGCGGTAATTGGGGTATACCTAATGTTCGATGGGTAGGAAGTACGGGGAAGTACTGGTTCCGTGATGAATCAGATAGAACTTTTTTTATATTGAGGTGGTCATGAGAGTAGAGTTTCCTCAAGGGGTGCCTGAAGGTTGTACCGAATGGTTAAACACTCATGTGGGCAAGGGCAATACGACTGTGAATATCAGTCGCACAGGCAGTCCCGATTATGACTGGTTCTATGAGCGTGTGCAAACGTTTGATCCTCGTAACTTGGGCCTATATGTGCCTAGTATCACAGTTAAAGATCCTAAGTTAGCAGCTTGGTTTGTGTTGAGGTGGTCATGAGAAGCAAAGATGCAAAATATAAATCCGGACATAAAACAGTATACAACAGAGATTGTAGATATCACAAAGAAGACCCTGCTACTATAGTAAAATGGATGAGAAGAAATTTTGGTGAAAGACACCAGGGTTGGGACTTCTCCTTAGTTGGAGGATGTGTTACAATAGAGGTGTGGGATGATAGATTGATAACAATGTATGAAATTTGGAAAATGTAATGGCGGCTGATATAATGATTGATTTGGAAACACTGGACACAAGTCCATATTGTGTTATCTTAACGATTGGTGCAGTTAGATTTGATCCTAAAGGTAATGGGGTAGTAGAACGATTAGA